TCAGCCACAGGGTCATCGACCGGCTGGTCGGGCATATCCGCGAAGTGTATTCGGATGTATCCACAGGCGACCCGGCCTACTGCCGGGTGGAACAGAAATCCATCGGTCATCCCTGGCACATCGATACCGGCAACAAAGGCCACATGGCGTGGTGCCGGGTTTCGGCGCGGGTGCTGCTGTCAGACCCGGCCAGGGACTTCACCGGCGGCGGCTTCTATTTTCGCGAAGACCCCGACACCCCGATATTCGGCTACCGGGACTTGCAGTTTTTTCGCGCCGACCGGGCGCATTCGGTCGCCAGCCACAATGGTGACCGGCGGGTGCTGTTGATGTTCCTGGGCGAGGACGGGGAGAGCGATGGCTAGGAAATCGGCGCCGCAAGCGATCATCATTCCATACCGGCCGCGCCCGTTCCAGGCGGTTTTCCATGAGAACGCCAAGCGTTTCAATGTTGCGGTATGCCATCGCCGATTCGGCAAGACCGCGATGGCGGTCAACTGGCTGTTGCAAGGCATACTGACCTGCCCCAACAAGAACGCGCAGGGCGCCTATATCGCGCCCACCTATTCGGCGGCGAAGCGGATTGCGTGGACCATGTTCAGAGAGTACGCCGGCGTCATTCCCGGCGTCAATTTCAATGAGGCGGAACTACGCATCGACCTGCCGGACGGCAAGCGCATCTGGTTGCTCGGATCAGAAAATGTGGACGCCCTGCGCGGCATGCGCCTCGATTCTGCCGTCCTCGATGAGTTTGCCGACATAAACGCCCGCCTCTACCCCGAGATCATCCGGCCGGCGCTGTCGGACTTTGGAACCGGGGCGTGCCTCTGGATCGGAACGCCACGCGGCGAAAACCAATTCAAGGACATCTACGATCACGCCATATTGCAGATGGAAAAGGGCGCACCCGATTGGTTCGCCATGCGGATGCCGGCGTCGGAGACGAACGTCCTGCCGGCCGCGGAACTGGAAGACGCCCGCGCCACCATGGACCCGTCTCAATTTGCCCAGGAATACGAGGTAAGTTGGGCGGCCGCATTGGTCGGCGCATACTACGCCGACGCCCTGGACCGGGCCGACGCCAACGACCAGATCGGCAACGTGCCGTGGGAACCCAATCTGGATGTTCACACCAGTTGGGATTTGGGCATAGCTGACGCGACGGTAATAATCTTCTTTCAGACCCACCGGAACGAGATACGGATCATCGACTCCTACGACAGCAGCGGCGAAGGGCTGCACCATTACGTCAAGACGCTACGGGAGCGCCCCTACACCTACGGCCGGCATTATTTCCCGCACGATGTTTTGGTGCGCGAACTGGGTTCCGGCTCGTCCCGCTACGAGATGCTGCAAGCCATGAAGGTCAGGCCGACCGTCGTGGCAAAGTTGACGGTGATGGACGGCATCGAGGCGGTGCGGGGAACGATCCCACGCTGCTACTTCGACCGGGGGAACACGGCGCCGCTGCTGAAGGCGATGCGTCATTACCACCGTACCATGAATGACCGCACCGGCGAATGGAACAGCCGGCCCAACCACGACTGGTCGAGCCACTTCGCCGACGCATTTCGCTATCTCGCGGTGGGGCTGCGAGACGGCGACGAGAATACCGACATCGCGCAAATGGCGAAGACCGGATTGATGATGGATGGGCGCCCCGTGATCGACAGCGGCGATGGCGCGTTCGGTTGAGATAGTCCCGGCCTGTTACGCCGACGCGGTGTATGTGGCGCGGCGTATGCGGCAACAGGACGCTGAGGAAATATACCCACATCTGTGGAACCCGACGCCGGAAAACCTGGCGGCGGCTAGTTGCCAATCGAAAATTAAATTTGTCGCCTTGCTCGACGCTGAACCCGTTGTCGCCTTCGGCGGCACCGAGAGGTTCCCGAAAGTCTGGTTGGTCTGGATGTTCGCCACCCCCAAGTGGATCAAGGTGGCGCTATCGGTCACCAAATTTGTGCGCCGGCAGATGATGGTCGAAATAAGCCATTACCAGCCCGTGCGCCTGGATTGCTGGTCGATGGATGGTCACGACACAGCCCATCAATGGTTAGAAGCTTTTGGTTTCATTAGAGAGGCAACGGTCGAAGACTATTCGTCGGCCGGCAAAACTTACCACTGCTATTCGATAACGAAGTCTAGATTGGAGCGTGAAGATGTGCTTTTTCTCGGCGCCGGCAATTCCCCCGCCACCGCCCCTACTCCCGCCGCCGCCGGTGCCGTCAGCGTCTGATCCAGAGGCCGGCAAGCGTGGCGATGCCCGCCGACGCCGTGCCGCTCTCGCCAAAGGCCGCGCCTCGACCATAATGACAGGCCCGCTCGGTGACACCACCAAAGCCAGAGTCGGCAAGAGAAGGCTGGGTGCCTGATGTGCTGGGGTGATGGTGGCGGTGGCAACGGCGGCAACGGCGGCAACGGCGATGAAGATCAAGGCTCGCCACCTGTCGATGTTTCCGACGTAAACACCGACGCGGAGTATTCTTTCGAGGCTTTCCACGAAGCGAACCGCGCGGCCGACCGCGCAGAGGCAACATACGGGCTGCCCTCTGAAACTCAAGCCCCCAGCTACGCGCCCTTTTCCCTTGGGAGCTTCATTGGGCAAGGGATACGGAGCCTTACGCTGTCAGACCTCCTTATCAGTGGCGCCACGACGATCCTCGGCCCCGCCGGTTGGGCGGGCAAAGCAGCATTGAGCATCGGTAGTCAAGCTCTCGGTTCCCTTGTCAACACGGGTGTTGAATCGCTTGGATATAGCCAGCCTACCGTTGGCAGTGTGTCAGATACCATGTTTGGCGGCGGTGACAAGGGTACATTGGGCGGTCCATGATGTGCGTGCCGAATTTGCTGAACCAGCACAAGGCGATCAGTAGAAACGCCGGCGCACTCGGCGCCCGTGTCGCCAAGGCCCAGCGGCTGGCGCAATCGACCGTGGGCGGCGGGACACCACCGCCAAGCGTCCTTGCCCGTCTGCTGCCCGCCGTCACGCATCCGGGATTGTCAAATACCAAATTGATAAATTGGCCGCGCGACCATCGCCGCCACTTAGAACAATTCACATCGCTCGGCGTTTAGGAAATACAGATGATCAACTCGACCGATACCGACGAAATCTTTCGCCGCTTCGAAGAAATGAAGCGCCTTCGGTCGAACTTTGAGTCACACTGGCAGGAGATCGCGGAACGCATCCTGACGCGCTCGGCCGAGTTCACCGGCGAACGGTCGGCCGGCGACAAGCGCACCGCATTGCAATATGACGCATCGGCGGCGCTGGCCCTGGAGCGGTTCGCCGCTGCTGTGGAAAGTCTGCTGACGCCACGCGGCTCCCGCTGGCATACGTTGCGCGCATCCAACCCGTTTATCGATCAGGATGACGATGCGCGAATGTGGTTCGACGCCGTCGAGGACATCCTGTTCCGCTGGCGCGGCCGGCCCAAGGCAAACTTCGCAAGCCAGATGCACGAAGGCTATATGTCTCTCGGCGCCTTCGGCAACGGCATCCTGTTCGTGGACGAAGACGCCGCCGCCGGCATGCGCTACCGCAACATCCACCTGATGAACTGTTTCCTGGCGGAAGACGAGATGGGAAACATTGATACCGTGTTCCGCATTCTCGACCTTGCCGCCCGCCAGGTCATGCGGATGTTCGAAGACGGCGACCTGTCCACCGCCATGCGGACCAAGATCGACAAGGAACCGGACGCCCGCGTCAAGCTGCTGCATGTGGTGATGCCGCGTACCGACCGCGACCTTGTCAGGAAAGACAAGCAGAACCTGCCGTGGTTCAGCGCCTACTACGAGGTCGACGCCCAGCACAAGATCGAAGAGGGCGGCTTCTCAGAACTCCCTTACATCCCCAGCCGGTATGTAACCGGCGCATCTTCCGAGGTCTATGGAAGATCGCCGGCCATGACGGTTTTGCCCGACATCAAGATGCTAAACGAAATGAGCAAAACGGTTATCCGCGCCGGCCAGAAGGTGGTCGATCCCCCACTATTGATCGCCGACGATGGCGTGGTGTTCCCGGTAAATACAAAACCGGGCGGGTCCACCTTTGCGCGGTTGGACGGCCGCACCCAAGCTCCTGTGCAACCGCTCTTTACCGGCGCGAGGGTGGACATCGGCTTGGACCTGATGGAGCAACGCCGCCGTGTAATCAACGATGCCTTCCTAGTGACCTTATTTCAAATATTAGTTGAAACTCCGTCAATGACTGCAACCGAGGTGTTATCCCGCGCCCAGGAAAAGGGCGCCCTACTAGCCCCCACGGTGGGTCGCCAACAGGCAGAGACACTAGGTCCGCTCGTCCAGCGTGAACTGGCGATCCTGCAACGGCAGCAACTCCTGCCGCCGATGCCCGACATCCTGATCGAGGCGCAGGGCGAGTACGACATCGAATACACATCGCCGTTGTCCCGCGCAATGAAGGCGGAAGAGGGCGTGGCGATACTGCGAACCCTGGAAATGGTGCAGCCCATCGCCGCTATGGACCCCAGCGTCATGGACAATTTCGACAACGACCAGATCGTCCGCATCCTGGCCGAGACCAATGGCACGCCGATGAAAATCATGAAGCGCAAGGCCGACATCGCGGCGGTCCGCCAAGCCCGCCAACAAAACGAACAGATGGCGGCGATGGTTCAGGGCGCTCCGCAAGCGGCCGACGCCGCGTTGAAGGTATCGCAGATCGCATCGGCGGCACAGGTGCCGCCACAAATATAGGAGCTTCCAATGCCGGTGGTCGGAAAGAAACATTATCCCTATACGCCGGCCGGGAAGGCCAAGGCCCGCGCCGCCGCCAAACGGTCCGGCAAGAAAATGACTTATGGAAAGAAAAAGAAATAACGCGGCATGACACAGGCCAAGGTTCAGCAGGAAATATTGCAATGCTACCGCAATGTTTTCCTCAACACGCCTGACGGGCGGATCATTCTCAACGACCTGATGAAGACCAGCGGCCTGTTCCAGATCAACGGCGTGCGCGACAACGATGAACTGCAACATCGCACCGGCTCGATGGACATGGTGCGCCGCATCATTTCGATCCTGTCTTTGGACGAAGACAAAATTATCAACATGACACTTAACCTTGAAGAAGGAGACTACGACGATGGCTGACGAAGGGTCCGCTTTAGCGGGTAACCCGGAAGATACACCGGGCGGCGATGACGGCGACGGCGCAAGCTGGGCCGGCAACGAGTATCAGGATTTGGTCACGGCAAAGGGCTGGGGCGGCGTCGATGACGCGCTCAAAAGCTATGTGAATTTGGAAAGCACCGTGGGCGGCGACAAGATCACGCTGCCCGTCGATGGCGCCGACATCGCGGAATGGGACGGCTGGGAAAAATTGGGCGTCCCGGCGGAAGCCACCGCCTACAAGATGGATGCACCGCAAGGCTACAACGGCTACGACAACGGTCTGGCCGATGACATGCGCGTCATGTTCCATGACGCGAGGCTACAGCCATGGCAGGTCGAAAAGCTACACGATGGTTTTGTCGAGCGGGCCATGGGACAGACGCAAAACGCCATTACGGAAACCGAAACCAAATTGGACGAATGGAATACCGAAATCAGGGCCAAGTATGGCACCGCCTACGACGAGCGCATTGCCGCCGGCAACCAGGCGGTCGCGCAATTTGGCGGCGACGATCTGAAACAATGGCTGGTCGATACCGGCGCCGGCCGCAACCCGGTCGTAATCGATGCCTTTGTTCGGGCCGGCATGGAACTCGGCCAATCGGGGCAGTTCAAGGACGGCGCCCCGGCCGGCTTCGGCACAACGCCGCAAGACGCCAAGGACCAGATCGCAACGCTACGCGCCAACCCGGCGCTAATCGACAAGTCGCACCCGGAACACGGTGTGCTAAATGAGAAATTGGAACAACTCCACAAAGCCGCCTTTGGCGAGGATGTGGTTTTAACAGTCGGACAACCCTGACCGGCCCGGCGAGACAGCGGGGATAGACCCGCCGCCCACCCAGCGCATGGGCAGATGGGTCCGCATAGAGCGGGCAACCCGCCGACAACCTCAAAACTTAACTCTAGCTGAAAGGATAGACAAATGTCTGTTCAGATAACCACAGCTATGGTCGAGCAGTATAGTGGCAATGTTGCCCACCTCGCTCAACAGAAAGGCTCCCGCTTGAGGAATGCCGTTCGCGTTGAGACCGTGGTTGGCAAGAATGCCTTTTTTGAGCAAATCGGTAGATAACACTGCCTAGCCAGATGGCGACATCCGGCTGAAACCTTGTCAAATTCGGGGAAGGCTTTGAAATGCTAATCCCGAGCGAAGCCCCAGCAATGGGGAACGTGTAGAGACTTGACGGCAAGCATCTCTAGTAGATGAAGAGAAAGTCCAGCGCACAAAGCCCGAGAGGGTGGCGGCGAAAGCCGTAGTGTGATGAGTACCGCCGCTCGGAAACGTACTTCTCGCCATTCTGACACACCGAGAATGGATACGCCTCACGCAAGACGTCGCGTTTCCATGGTCGATTATGATTGGGCCGACCTCATCGACGATGAGGATCGCATAAGATTATTAGTCGACCCCACCGGTCCTTACGCCCAGGCGGCAGCGTTCGCCATGGGCCGCGCCATCGATGATGCTATTATCGATGCCGCGGACGGCACAGCCTATACGGGTGTTGCCGGCGGAACGTCCACCTCGTATGACAGCAACATGACTGTCGATGTGCAGGTCGGTATCAGCCCCGCGGCTGACACTGGTTTGAATATCGGCAAGCTTCGCGCTGCCAAGCAGAACCTTGACGCGAATGATGTTGATCCTGACATTGAGCGTTTCATGGTCATAAACGCCAAGCAACTTCAGAACTTGTTAGCCATAACTGAACTCACTAGCTCCGACTACAACACGGTCAAAGCGTTAACACACTAGCGCCCCTGTCTGGCAACAGGCGGGTAAACACTCTGTGAACTGCTGGAAACTCTGACCGCTTAAAGGCGAAGACAATCAGCATCCAAGCCCGAAAGGGAAGGTTCAACGACCATCCGCAAGGAGTACACCGCAAGCGCGGTGGAAGCGCAGAGAATCCTACCGGGATTAAGATATGGTCTTATCTGCATAGAAATATGTAGCTGCCGAAAGGCGGGATTGGTGGTCGCGCACCGGTCTGAAAATATGTAGTGCAAGGTGAGGTTGACACGTTCTTGGGATTCAAATTCATCCGCACGGAGCGGATCGAAGTGGATTCCAATTCGGATCACAAAGTCCTGTACTTTGCGGCCGATGGGATGTTGCTCGGCCTCGCCGCCCAACCGACGATCAAGATTTCGGAACGGGCTGACAAGAACCACGCAACCCAGGTGTTCGCATCGATGGCAATCGGCTCTACTCGTATGGAGGAAGAGAAGGTTGGATACATCGAATGTGACCCGACGTAATCGGAGGATTTTGAAATGGCTGTTACCACAGAAAAATCCAACGAATACACCAACGCTACTGCAACGCCAGTCGTGAACAATGCGACTACGGAAGAGCATGGCCGGTTACGGGTGATGTTTTTCACCCACGCCAATTCCGGCGCCGGCGATGCGACTTCAAGCGTAGCATTGGGCAAGCTGCCACCGGGCCGCGTGCGTATTCTCGGGCATCTCTCCAGAGCCTATGTGAACTGGACAACTTCGTCCGCCACATTGGACCTTGGTTGGGATGCATACACCAACCTCAGTGGCACGGCTGTCGCCGCTGATCCAGACGGGTTGATCAACGGCTTGAGTGTCGACACCGTTGGCTTTTTCACCTTTGAGGGCGCCATCGCAGCTAACCTTCTGACGGGTGGAACGTATGTGTTTGAGAGCAAGGATGGCGTTCTTATCCGCGCCACCTCGCAAGACACGGCGATTGCCAGCGGCGACGATATCGATGGCTGCATCTACTACGTTCTGGATTAAATTCGACACCATGTGGGAGAGGGCAACATCCCTCTCCTACAACTTTTTTTGTGAGGCTCCATGACCGATAGCTCGACATTTGTCTCTATTTCAAACCGCGCCCTGACGTGGCTCGGTGCAGAGCCGATCACTGACCTCACTGACAACACCAAAGAGGGCCGCGCCTGTAACCGAATTTATCAGCAGTCACGCGACCAGGCGTTGCGTGATCATCCCTGGAATTTTGCGCTCCGGCGGGTGGCCGTCGCCGCCGACACCACGGCGCCGATATGGGAATACTCCAACGCCTATAGCTGGCCGAGTGGTTGCTTACGCATCATCGAGGTAGACACATTGGAAGAATGGGTGGTCGAGGGCCGCAAGATACTGACAGACCAAGCGGCGCCATTAAACATTTTATATATTGATACTATCAATGACCCCACGCTTTTCGATGCGATGTTTGTCGAAGCCTACGCCGCCCGCATCGCCGCCGACCTGGCGTTCGACCTGACGGCGAACGGCACGGTTGTCGCCAATGCCCAGCAGTTGTACACCACGCGGCTGGCGGCGGCGCGTCTGGTAGACGCCCAGGAAGCCTTGAGCGCCGACGAGACCGACTGGCTTGAGGCCCGCAACTAGGCATGGCCCGCGTATCAGCGATCCAGACTAATTTCACCGCCGGTGAGGTCAGCAACAAATTATACGGTCGCCCCGATCTTGATAAATATAAAAATGCGGCCGAAATTCTGGAGAACGCGATCATATTTCCGCACGGCGCCGCCCACCGGCGCAGCGGCACCCAATTCATCAAGGAGGTCAAAACCTCTGCCGACTCCACCCGGCTTTTTCCGTTCGAATTTTCGACCACGCAAGCCTATGTGATCGAGGCCGGTGACGAATACTTTCGCTTCTATAAAGACCAAGGCGCCATCCTTGAGGCGACCAAGACGATCAGTGGCGCCACCGCCGCCAACCCGGTGGTTGTGACCGCCTCAAGCCACGGCTATTCGAATGCCGACGAGGTGTTCATTACCGGCGTTGTCGGAATGACGCAACTGAACGATAAGTATTTTCTGGTCGCCAACAAAACGACAAACACGTTTGAACTGACCGATGTAGACGGCACCAACATCAACGGCGGCGCATACACGGCATATGCATCGGCCGGCACGGCGGCGCGGGTCTACACGGTGACCAGCCCCTTCGACAAGACCAACCTGTCAACCATACAATTCGCGCAGTCCGCCGACGTGCTGTACATGGCACATTCGTCATACGCGCCGCGCAAGATTGAGCGCACCGGGCATACGTCATGGACGGTCACCGCCATCAGTTTTGAAGACGGTCCCTACTTGGACGAGAACACCACCGTGACCACGATGACGCCGGGTGCGGTCACCGGCACGGGCGTTTCATTGGCGGCGTCGGTGGTCGGTGGCATCAATGGCGGCGACGGCTTCCAGGCCACAGACATCGGCCGGCAAATACGCATCGGCCACCAAGCGACGGAGTGGGCGTCATCGACGGCATATGCCGTTGACATTGTCCGCCGCAACAGCGGCAACGTCTACAAATGCATTAAAGCCGGCACGACGGCCGGGTCTGGCGGCCCAAGCGGAACCGGCGACGAGGTCGTTGACGGCACCGTGACGTGGAAGTTCATCCTTGATGGTGGCATCCACTGGGGGTACGCGACGATAGCGTCACGGTCATCGACCACCGCGGTCACCATCGACATCGTGAATGACCTTGGTGGCACTGGTGCAGTGACCAAGTGGCGTCTAGGCGCGTGGTCCGACACATCGGGCTACCCGGCGGCGGTTACCTTCTACGAGCAACGTCTTTTCTGGGCCGGCTCGACCGACAAGCCACAGACCATGTGGGGGTCACGCTCGGCGGACTACGAAAACCATACTCCTGGTGTTCTGAACGATGACCCGGTGGTCTATACAATTGCCACCGACCAGGTCAACGTCATCAGGTTCCTGAACCCCGGCACCGTCATGGTGGTCGGCACCGCCGGCGGCGAATTTATTGTGTCGGCGAACAGCCAGAATGATGCGCTGACACCGACCAACGTGCGGGTAGTCAGGCACGGCACCAGAGGCGTACACACATCAAATTCGATCCGCATCGACAATGTGGTGCTATTTGTGCAGCGGCAGAAGCGCAAATTGCGCGAGTTCGTTTACACATTTGACAGCGACAGCTACAAGTCACCAGACCTGACACTGCTGGCGGAACAGGTTGGCCGCGGTGGCATTGAGGACATTGTCTTCGCCCAGGAACCCGATAGCATCGTCTGGGGATATCGAACCGACGGGCAGTTGATAGGCATGACCTACATGCGCGATCAACAGGTGGTGGGCTGGCACCGGCATCCGCTTGGCGGTTCGTTCTCAACCACGGCACATGGCGTGGTCACATCTTTAACGTCGATTCCCGGCACCGCCCACGACGAGGTATGGGCAATTGTAAAGAGAACGATCGATAGCGCAACCCGGCAATTTGTCGAGCTACTTCAAGCGAATTTCAATGCCGATGATGGCGATGTGCTGGATGATGACGCCTTTTTTATTGACAGTGGCCTGACCCTGGATAGCCCGGTCACCATCACGGCTGCGACGAAGGCAAACCCGGTGGTCGTGACCGCCGCCGCCCACGGGTTCAGCGACGGCGATCTGGTCGATATCGAAGATATCGCCGGCATGACCGAACTGAATGACACCCGTTACAGGGTGATCGAGAAAACGACCAACACGTTCGAATTGATGGCGACCACCGGCAAACCCGTGAGCGCCGTCACCAGGGCGAACCCCGGTTCGGTCACCTGTGTGGCGCACGGGTTTTCCAGCGGAAACGAGATCGGCTTCCTGTCGGTCGCCGGCATGACAAACTTGAACGGCAACGCCTATACCATCACCAAGGTAGACGCCAACACGTTCACCATCGGCGTGGATAGTTCAGCCTATTCAGCCTACACGTCCGGCGGCATCGCGTATCTTTTGACAAACGGGGCAGCGTTCACAACCTACACGTCGGGCGGTGAGGTTCGACAGGCGGTAGTCAGCATATCAGGGCTGGAACATCTTGAAGGCGAAACGGTTTCGGTTCTCGCAAACGGCTCGGTCTATCCAGACCAGGCGGTGGCGTCCGGTGCCATCACTTCCCTGGACCCAGCGGTATCGAAGGCAAAGGTCGGGCTTGGCTATACCACCACCATCCGTACCCTGCGCTCGGACGCCGGCGCCGAGGATGGCACCGCGCAAGGCAAGATCAAGCGGGTGTTTGAAGTCGTTGTTCGCCTGATCAACACGCTCGGCGTCAAGATCGGCAAGGACGCATCCAATCTGGACGAGGTCAAGTTCCGCGGCGGCGACGATCCCATGGATAGCGCACCGCCCCTGTTCAGCGGCGACAAGGTTATCAAAACCAACACGGGCTGGGACCGCGAGGGTCAGGTGACCATCGTGCAGAACCAGCCCCTGCCGCTGACGGTGTCGGCGGTTATCGTTCGATCCTTGGAAAGTGACGGCTAATGTGTAACCCGACGGCTCTGCTTATCACGGCCACCGCAATGCAAGCGGTCGGCTCTATTTCTGGCGGTATGGCAGCGAAAAGCCAAGCGAAGGGCCAAGCGAAAATCGCCAGGAGCAATGCTTTACGCGCCGACCGCAACGCCATCGTGCGCGGCAACCTTGGCGCCGTCAACGTGTCGCGTATTGGGCGACAGTTCCATC